ACTACTGAACCCGTTTGGGGGACAAGAGGGCTACAAGGCAGTCTTTGAGAGTGAGGAGGATCCGAGCAAGACAAGTAATGTGATCGGTGAGGTAGCAGCGAAGTACATCCTCGGCAGAACAGGCGGACTGCTCCCTTGGGATGAGTTCAAAAAAGTCAGACCTGATGTCTCTAAAGATGAGTACATGCGGTACAAGGCATTCAAGTTTGATAACGAGGCAGACCTAAACCCATTAGACGGTGACATCGTTCTGCCTACAGGAGTACTGAAGTACACCGATGAAGGAATCCACGGCCCAGAGGTTCAGTTCCTTGGTCGCAGTCTTCCAGTCAGTACAGCAATCCTGCCAGCAGCAGCTTCAGTCTTAGGTACTGCTTACGGTGCAAGACGTGGTGCTCCTACAGGTAGAGCAGTCAGAGGCGGGTTAATTGGAGGAATGGGTTCATTAGCAGCAAGCAGTCTTATCGGTAATGCAATCGAAGGTGAAAGACGTCGTCGTAATCAACAAGAGAACGAACAGCAGTATTGATACAATTAAACAGTAAGAAAGGATAAACCCATGCGATATGCAATGAGTGTGCCAGTCACAGACTTTATGAAAAAGTCAATTGATATGGGAGGCTTGGCTCAAACAGGTGCTGCGTTAAGAAGTGCAATTGATAATGCAGGCATTAGTCTTCAAGGTGATGTAGGTGCTGCTGGGATTACAAGTCAAGCTGATGTAGAAGCTGCAAAACTTGTCGGCGCTGCACAAAAAGCTGTAGCAAGTGCGGAACAAAATGCCGCAATGATGAATATGGTTAGTAATATTGGAGGAGGGTTTATGACAGGTCTAGGTAATATGGGAGGAGGCATTGGTGATTTACCTACAAAATTAGATCCTGGAAAAAACTACGGCCATGGCTTTGGTACGCTAAATAAATTTCCTGGGTTAGGATAAAATACTAAAAGGTAAGCATACAAAGTAATGGCAAGATTCGCAGGTAGTGGAGTCCCTCAGATCTCAGGATTTAGCGGATATGGCCGTAGCAGGGCTCCAGAGTTTACTTCGCTAAATTTAGATCCAGGAACTACTGATGCTGCATCAGGTGCAAGTGTAGTTAACGTAGGATCAATCTACGGAACGATTCGAGGTAAATCTCCTAAATACGATGAGATTGCAAATACAGCGCAGAAGATTCGTGCAGCAGAAGAAATAACTGGAATGGAAGCTAGTGCCAAGATGGCTAGAGCAGGAATTCAAGCTGCTGGAACAGTTGCTTCAGCAGAAGAGCAAGCCAAAGCTTTAAGAGCCCAAGCAGATGCTAAAAAGAAAGGTGGGCTATTTAGTGCAATTGGAAATATTGCTTCTGCTGCTATTCCACTTGTAATGTCAGGAAGTGACGAAACAATGAAAGATAATATTCAGCCTATTGAAGATGCACTAGCCACACTTCGTCAGTTGAGGCCAGTTACTTTCCACTACAAACCTGAGTACAACAGCAGTCCTGAGCGTATGCATCACGGATTTATTGCACAGGAGTATCAGACAGTTCTGCCAGATGCTACGTATAGAGATGAAAGTAATGGCAAGCTCTGTATCGACCCCATCGATTTAATCGGATTACTTGTCCGTGCTAATCAACAGCTTGAAACTCGTATTGCACGACTTGAAGCAAAACAAGCTTTAACAGCTGTGTAAAATAGTAAAAGGATTTAAACTTGTCAAATGAGCACATTACCTGATAGTCCGGATATTTTAAGTGATCCTATGGGATGGCTAAGAGAAAGATCTGAAAGAATCGCTGGAGAGTCTGGTAAGGACAAATTTGGCAGACAAAAAAGCCCTGGTCTAATAAACGATATTCTTGGAACTATTTCTGGAGCAACACCAGAAGGGACGAAAGAGTATGCAGATGCTGCAGAATCGTATAGTAATGAACAGCAGTACAAGGATGTACTTGAAGAGCTAGGAGGCCCAGGTGCATATGTTCCGGGGCTATCTAAAGGAGATTATCAAAATAAGATATACGAACTTACTCGAGATAGAACAAACACTGATTTTGACAAGAGTCCACAAGGTAAGGCACTAGCCCATAATATGGGAATAGCAACAGAGCAACTAACTCAGCAAGGAAAACGGCTAGATCAGAATTATAATTTACAGTTAATGCAAATGCGGAATGCAACTGATGCACGTCTAGCTGAGCTTGAATATCAGAAGATGCGTGATCGGAAGGAAGACATGCAATACAACGAACGTATGGCTAAATTAGATCGTAAGGATCGTATACTTGCTATGCAAAATATTGCAGCTGGCTTGGCTTCATTAGGTGCAGCATTTGCTTTTTAACTACAAGTGGCCTTTATAAATACCCTCGTTATAAACAGTCCAATCTCTAAAATCTCCATACTGATCAAAGAGGTACTTTGCAGCTTTCATGTTAGTAGCGGGATCAAATAATTGCTCACGGCTAGTGATACCTAGTTTTTGCAACCACCCTTTGTCTTTGTGATATCCCCAATTGATTTGCATTAAACCGACACTATCCTCACCTTCTTTGGCGTAAAGACCAGAGCGTTTCGTATTATTGGTAGGATCACGACTACTTTCACCGCCAGCAACCCCTACAACAATATTTGCATTTTTAGGATCAAATCCTGCATCAAGGGCCAGTTTACGAACTTCATCTTTTGACATTTGATAAGGTTCAGCGCCACCCTGTGATGAGACACCTGTTGAAACAGATGAACTGCTAGTGTCTCCAGATTTTTCTGAAGAAGAAGTATCTGTATTAGAAGTTTGGGTATTATTAGATTGAATCATAGCTTCAAATTCTTGCTGACGAGTCTTTTCTTTTTCTATCATCAAATCAAAGAAACCATCTTCAGAACCTATTTCACGCCTATCACGTTTTTCTCCTAATAAAGTCCCTGCCTGATTGAACATAGAACCTGCTACACCAAGAGCACCAGCTTTACGCTGTTCTTTTTTGAGCCCTCTCTTAGCCTTGCCGACAATTTTATCTCCTTCAACTTTGGCAGCAGCATTGATACCAGCAACAGAAACATCGGCAGCTGCACTGACACCTGCTCGTTTGACAGCAGAACGAATATCCGCTGCTTGTTGCACCATTTTGCCGTAATCAGGAGAGTTACGACGAGCAGCTGCATAGATATTGACAACCTCATCTGCAGCAGCTTTACCAGCTCTTGAATAGTTACTCCTACGAATATTAAACCGCATGTTGTTACTACTTCTCTATTGATACCACCATTCTAACTTTGTAGAATGTAGATAACTTTAAGTACGTGGAATAGAAGAATGGCTAAAGAAGGTCAAGCAATTAGTAAAGGTCCAGGAAAAAATAACAAAACAGCAACCGGAGCACCTATTCGAGGTGGTAAAGAATATAATGTTGGTCGATCAGACCAGGCTACTGCAGCGCAGCAATCGGCTGGCATGTTTAATTTCAAACAGATGATGGATGATTTTTATAATTACAAGCCAGAAGAAGGGGATACTATGGGGCAGATGCAGAAGCAAGCCTTTATGGGCAACTTCTTGCAGAGCATGGTTGATCAGCAACTAACTCAACAGCAGAGTCAGTTTGCTGCGGCAATTGGTCAGCAGAATATGTCTCATGTAGCTGATCTTGAACTGAGGAATCAGTCTGCAACGATGCAGGATCAGTTCAATTATGCAATGCAAAATATGGAGGCTCAGTTCCAATATCAAAACACTGGAGCCAATGCACAGCACGATCGAGATATTGGAATGCTTGCTGCTACTGGTCAACAGCAACGTGACAATATAGAAACAACGGGTCAGCAGGATCGGTTAGGTGAAATTGTCAAAGGTGAGCAAGATCGCCTGAAGCAAGACATGGTGAATCAGTCTGCAGAGACTCAGCAGAATATCAAGAGTTCAGCTGATATGTACGTCCAGGACAGTGCATCAGACGCTTCACGCGATGTAGCGTCCACTCAAAAAGATGCGGCTACCGAAGTTGCTACAACAAAAGCTGGAGCTGATATAACAGTAGCAGACACTCAAAAAGAATCTGCAATTGGCGTTGCTCAAGAAGCTGCAGGTGCATCCAAGTATGGTGCAGATAGAACAGTTGATGTTGCTAGGGTTAATGCACAAGGAACGATCGATAACACCAAAGAGACTGGAAGTCAGACACGCCTGACTATGGGTGAGGAAACCAGACAGAAGGCAAAAGATCGAGCCAACATGCACTCTTACGCACGTAGCACCGCGAGGGCTATGTGATGACTACCGCAACAAGCAAAAGCGGAAAGGTTTACCTCAATTACGTAGACCAATGGCTTGACACACTGCCAGCATCGGAGTCTGAAGACTTTAGAGAATTTGCTGAAGTAACGCCATCTATTATTGAAATTTGGGTATATGCAGGAATTGTTGGATATCCAGGCAACTTCAACGATCTAAGTCGTTGGGTCAAAATGAAGTTTAAGAAACTCAACCGCCGTGAAATACTTAATAGTGAAATTGCTGCACTTCACTCCGATATTCAAGAGCTACGAATGGCAATCACCTCCGGGGAAATTAAAGGTGACAACGGAGCTGCCCGATTGGCTGCATTAGAGAAGGAACTGAGATCTCACATCGAAACATCAGATCGAATGAATCGCACTACTGACAAACGTGGTTTGGTTCTGGCAGGTGCTGATCGTGTCATGCGGGAAATCACGGCCATCTTCAAAGATGATCCACAGTTCGCTGAGCCGGTAGACAATGCGATAAATGCTGTCTGGGCGAAGATCTATTCGGAGCTGAGCAATGGTTGATATTGAAAGAGCACTAGAACTGCCAGACATTTCAATTCCATCTCACGATATTAGGTCGCTACGTCAGCAGACAAGCGTACTTTTAAGGCTCCCATCTATCCCCGGTGCTGCAGTTGAACGTTTCTTTAGCACTAGTCGTAGTGAAGAAGCGGCAAGAGTATCAGCTGCAATGGGACTTGCATATGCAGAAGATCGGAGGCGTGCATTAATTATGAGAGCAAAGGCAAGAGCACATGCTCGTATTGCTCAAGCAATTGCTGAAGGGAGAATTTAATAGTTAGACTGATACTAAAAATAATCAGTATGGCTATTGCAAGTTCCTCATTAGCGTTTAAACGCGCCGCTTTGATGTCGGCTACAAAGGTGACAACGAAGCCACCTTCTGAGGAAGTATTGCGAGCTAGGGAAAATTTTAAAGACTTCTGTGTGTTCATGGGAAAGCCCCCAGCGAAACACATGATGGAGTGGCATAACGAACTTTGTACAGGTGAGGACAGCGAATGCTTAATGGGAATCGGCGGACCAAACACATCGATCCTGGCTCCACGAGGATCTGCGAAAAGCACTGTCCTTGGTTTGTTTGCAGCTTGGATGATTGGCCGTCATGCAGCTGCCAAGAAAATGCTGCGTATTCTGTACATCGCATACATGGTCGATATATCGCGTGCAAAGTCGGCAACCATCAAAGGAATACTGACAAGTTCAAAGTACCGAGAGATATTCCCAATGGTCCGCTTGTCAAAGATCAAACGATCGGACGAGTATTGGAGTATTGACTATGACTTTGCAGGCATTGATACGGCAGGTGAAGAAGCTTTTACCATTGCGTGTGGCGGTCTCAAGGGAGCGATTACATCCAAGCGATCGCAGCTTGTCCTTATTGATGACCCTATCAAATCAGCAGCGTCCATCAACAACCCGGATATTCGCAGGGAGATGGAGCAAACGTGGTCTAACGTTATCGCACCTACTATGTTTCAGGGTGCACGGGCGATCTGTCTTGGAACCCGTTTCCACTTCAACGATATTCATGCCACGCTTTTTATACCAAAGAACAACTGGAGACAGATTATTCAGCAAGCGGTAATCACCGATGCTGACGGAAGGCAACGTTCATACTGGCCGGACTTCTGGTCAATGAAATATCTGAATGAACGCAAGCTAGAGGATCGTGTCGCATTTGCTTACCAGTACTTAAACACTGCAGTCAAATCTACAGAGGTAGGCATCTCACCAGAACTAATCATCAAAGGTGAAGTACCTGAGGACTACGACTGCCTTGGAGTAGGTATTGACTTGAGCGCTGGCCTGTCGGAAAAGAATGACTGGACCGTATTTACATTAGGCGGCATCAAAGACGGAAAGGTCTATCTCATTGACCAACGTCGAGAACGGACAATGGGCAACATTAAAAAGATGGATACTCTCTGCGAGATGCTCTGCGACTGGAACATCCTGCTTGAAAACGATGAAGGGCAGTTCTTCCCAACAATGTCGCCGTGCATTATCTGGCCAGAAGCAGTCGCATATCAAACATCATTCGAAGGTGACTTCAAACGCATCATACATGAGGACCGAGCACTATATAACCTCAGCGTAAGTCCAGTAAAAGGATTCAAGGGAGATAAGCTTGCTCGATTACGTGGTGTCTTAGGACTATTCGAACATCGAAAAGTGATCTTGAATAAATGGCGTAAGTGGACGGTATTAGAAGATGAGCTCCTTAACTTCGGTCATTCTCAACATGATGATGCCGTGGATTCAATGGTATTAACGATGGGAGGACTATTAAGAAGAGGCGGAATACAAATTGAGTACAATAATAATAGCTTTGACTTGTAATTAGAAGATGTCACCATCAAATGGACCTTCAACCGCAGCTGCAGTAACTTCATCTGTTGCTGGTATGGCTGATCAAAAAGATAAGACAGGTAAATCTAAAACACGTATGGCTGGAGAAGCTCTAGAGGATTTATCCGCAGAAGAAAATAACTTCCGTAATAACTTAGAGCGGAGAATAGGTACGGAAGAGTATGACCGACTCAGCAGGGGTGGAATTCAACTCTTAGATGACGGCAATCGAATGACAGCACGTGAGGTGATCTCTGAATTCCGTGAGCGTCCTGAGGGTGTCAAAGTGAACGAAGGCGAAGACTCAATGGTGTCTCGCTATCAAAATATGGTGGATAGTGGCACGAGATTTAACGCCAAAGCACGTAAGTACTTAAAAGGTCATGGCGTTGATTTTAGTGGAAATATTGTAAATGATCCGGTAACTAATCCAGAACCAGATCCTATTGAAGAATCTCCAAGTACGGTAATCTCAGCACCCGCACCAGCATCAATCATATCAACCAACAATGTGACATTTGGCGCACCAGGGACTGCCCCAGGTGTAGATGATGTTCAACAGATTGCTCAAGATAACGATATTTATAGCACCGTGTACGGCAATGATAATCAAGTTGTCAATGCGCCAGACAACAGAATTAATGGGTACAGGCCGTCACGAATTACAACTGACTTCCTCTCAAATTACAACTTTTTTGGTTGATAAAATTAACACATAGCAGGTAATTACTCATGGCAAAACGTACGAAAAAGCAACGCAGAGCTGACAGAAAAGCGTTTCGGAAGTCAAATCCAAGTCAGGCGAAAGAACGTGCACAAGCTCGTAAGCAAAAAATTCTTCAATCTGGAGAGGGTGGAAGAAGTAATAAGTTCGATAAGCACGATATCCAAGCCGTTAAGGATAAAGGTTGGTCCGATAAGAAGGTTGCAAAGTTCGCAAATAGGATAGATAGGAACCAGCAGACAGGTGCTTCACAACGAGCCACTGGATATAGCGGTGCGACTCAAACAGACGGAGATATTAAAAAGTATGATCCAAGCTCTATTGGTAATAAAAATAACCAGAAGTACGGCATTCATGATGTTAGGGCATTAAAGGGTCAAGGTTATTCCAAAAATGATATTGGTAAACATTTCTATGAACTAGGAGATGATGCAAATCTTGGAGCTCGTGCTCAGAAGCTAAAAGATAAATACGTTAAATCTTTAACAAAGCCAGCTCCTGAGACCCAACCAGAGCCTGAGACTCAACCAAAACCTAATACTGTTGCAACGGCTCAGCAACCAACTTCTCAACAGACCAATACGGTGAGCTTTGGGTCAGGATCCATGCCAGTTTCGACTCCCAGTATTCAAGCGCCTCCGCCGATCAGTATCGGTGGTTCGAATGGCGGCGGCTCAGGATTAAGTCCATATGACTTCATTCCTACTGTGAATCCTTCACAGAGTGCTAATTTGACGCAGCAGATTGCTCAAGATAACGACATTACCACTAGTGTTTATGGTGATGGTAACTATGTAAGTAATACTATGGATAATTCAATCCGTCAGTATGGTGGAGATAATCGTCAGTTTACTTATGTGAGTAGCGGACAAGGTAAGTACGGAGGAGATCATCTTGAAACTCCTGCTTCTATGGCAACTTTAGGTGGCTTCTATGATGTAGATGATAGTCCTTCGAAACAAGCTAAGTTTACTGATTTATATTCAACATTAAACCGTGATGCGCAGAAAAAGTATGGCAACACCAGCAGCATTGCACAAGGTGCTATTTATCGTGCCGGAATGAATAGTGCAGTTGATAGAGATAATCTCGATAAACGACTGTTCAATCGTGAAATGTACAGTCGTGCTAAGTCAGATCTTCTAGGAATGCAAACCTTTGGAGATATGTATGGCTACACACCACCGCAGTATCAGATGCCTGATCCACAAAAACCTGTGAAAACGCCCGACTTTGGTGAGTTAGTCGATGAGTACACTGACTTCTAATAGTCGATAGACTAGAACAAAAGAGATAACAGTGTAATGAATACAACTGCAGATAGTCAATTCAACCAAATCCTCACGGCTGCAAAAGAACGTCGTGGGGATTTATCTGTAGATACCATGATTGTCTCATCTCATCTAGCGCAGATGCGGATGTTCATGTTACGTCGTGGTATTGAGTTTTACGCTGAACAGGATAGTTACGGATATCGAAAAGAATTCATAGCAAAAGTGTGCGAGCAGAATATGCTCGACATGAAACTAGAGAGCATTGTTGATTATTTCTTATGCGATGGTCAAGGCTTATTTTATTTTCGACCATCAGGCGATGACTACCAGCTACTGTATTTCCCAAAAGATAGCTACAGAGCCTATCGCGATCAAAACGGTCAGATCTCTAGCGTCATCTTGACATACAGCTTCAATGTTCAAAAAAGTAATAATACTCTTGATTTTTATTCAGTTACTGATAAAAACGGTGGGCGTAAGAAGTACATTCGATTAGAAGTTTTTAAAGATCGCATTGAACAGACTATCTCTGACGAAAAGATTCCTTTTGAAAGTACGTCAGGCGTATCAGTTTCTGGCATGGGAAGTACCGAGACATTAGCCAACAGTCTCGGATTTATTCCTGCGGTTGAAGTTTTCAACTATATGGATTGCACGGGCGAGGCTACAGGAAACGGTGAGTTTGAATGGCTTGCTAACCAGATCATGTATCACGATGAGCTGGTAAAGAACGTACGAAAGAATCTCAAGTTTTTCGGTAACCCAACATTGATCTCAAGTCGTCCTAAGCACGACATCATTGAAAGCGGTGATGAAAGCTCCTTCCGTCCAACCATTAGCTCTCAAGCAGGCTTCAGTGCACTGGGCAGGGCTAGTACGAGAGTTAGCGAGCCCTTTGGTGGTGCGTCATCAATTGACGGGCAAATCAAGGTGCCACGTGTTATTGCCAACATTGAGCCAACGGATCGGATCAGCTATCTGACACCAGACAGCGTCAGTGGTGATCAGAACATGTATATCAAGCAATACCGTTCTGAAATTCGATTGGCACTTGGAGGCGTCGATGATATTGATTTCGGCATGGCATCCACGGCTTACGAGATCAAGACCCTGTACGGACGTGTTGCCTCAACAGCCGAAAAGAAAGCCCGTGCTCTGTTTACCTATGGGTTATGCCGTCTGTTCTCTCTAATGATTAAACATGAAGAGAAAATGTTTGAAGAGAGTTTTGCAGTAGCTATTGGTTTAGAAAAACCCATCATTCCATTAATTGAAGAGTATCAAGACCCTGCCGAATTCCAAAAAGCAAATGAAAAATATATGAAGGCAATGCAGAAGTTTGAGAGAACAAAGCAAGAAACATTGCGTGCTACACTTGAATCAGGCGATATGCCTCCAGGTGTTACAGGTTTAGTCCCAGACGGCAGTACTAAAATTGACTGGCGTTGGATGGGTGAAGTCTTCGAAGATAGCTCTGACGAGATTCTGCAAAATAGTATTGTTGTCCGCAACTTACAAGAAGCAGGTGTCGGTTCCATTGAAGCCCTCAAGTATCTCTTCCCAAATAAAACGGAAGAAGAAAGGGCAGCAATGATGTCCGGTTTCCCATTCAGGATTGTTCAACAGACACAGCAAAGTATTAATAGCTTTATCGGATTGCTCGGTAACTT